CTTCTTTTTGCCATTTGTTTTTTTTATTTCAAGTTAATACATCCAGTTTACCATAACAACTGGTCGGCGAACCAACCGGGTGTGTTTCTTATTTTTCTATCTTTTTGATGCCGCATCTTATACAATCTTCTTCTTCTTTCTGCCACTTCTCTGCCGTACAATTTGCGATAAGATGGATAATCTAAATAACCTTTTGCACCCACGCTTGTTATATAGTTTCCTTGTCTATCATACACATCAAGTTTTTTTCCCTTTCTTTTGCTTGCCCTTACAATAACATTCAATCTTCTTGCTTTGTCTTTTGTATATGGCAAGATTTTATACATACAAAGTTGTTAGTTCAAATTCTTAAATTGTATCTTACCACTTTTCAATCCATCTTGTATTTCTTTCTTATTCATATTAAGAAACATATACAAATATTTACTTGTTGTTTTTGAATAGTTGTAATATACCGGGTCTAAATAAATTACTCCTTTACTTACTTCGGCAATAATACTTTCATAGCTTTGAAAAACTATTTTATCGCCCATCTCAATAATAAATTGATTAGGCACTTTATTACCTTTTGATGATCTAAGGTTGACTACTTTCATAACTTAATAAGTTGTCCTCTTTTATTTAATGCATAACCAATACCACTAACTACCCGGATATTTACGTTATGACTTTTTGTGTCTTTATGAGTTCCAGTAAGTTTACCGGGTTTATCGGTCCGGTTCTTACGATATTCATAATAGTATTTTCTTTGTGCCGTTTTTCCAGCTTTACGCTTTCCCGGTGGTTTTGCTTTTCTCGCTTTATCTCTTTCTTTATCACTTGTACCAGTTTGGCGATTTGCTGCACCCAATTTTTTACCCTTACTTTGTTTAGAATAACTAATTGCAAACGCTTGCTTAACCGCCTCTGCTTGTGTTAGCCGGGGGTTTTTCTTTCTTAGTTTTGCAGCTTCTTTTACAACTGCCTTAAACTTTTCTCTTGCTGCTTTTTGTTTTGCGGTCATTTTTTACTAATTAAGTATGCTACCACTACTCCACCAATAAGCAATGGTAAAAATTTTGGCAATTTGGTTGTTGTTACTGGTCCATCAGTTAATGGCACACTTTTTTCAAATTCGTTTGCCAGTTCCAAATTTTGAGCCTCTTTAGCTGCTTTTGGTTCAAGTGCTTTCTTTGCCAATTCTTGTGCTTTTTGATTTGCTGCATCTTTAGCAATTTGTACCAATTCAGCCGGGTCAATCCCAATATCTTTTAGAACATTAGCCACTTTTACAAGTAGTGGTGCTGCGGCGGTCGCGGTTATTGCTACTGGTTCTGCGCCAATTATTGTATCATTGCCAAATATTCTTTTTTTCTTACTGCCGGTTTCCCACGCTTTTTTAAGAGCATTCAATACGCCTCCGGTGCTTTCCCAAAATGTGCGCACTTTTGTAGGTGCTTTAACCCAAGCCGCTGCAAGTTTATTTCCTAATCCGGCAAAATTCAATTTTACAAGTAATAAAAAAGCATTGCGAACTGGTGCGGCAGCTACTTTAAGTACCACTTTAGTTCCTTTTTTCAATTGCTGGCTGAATGTTTTGCCGGCAGCTTTGCGGGCGGCTTGCAATTCGGTCTTAGCCGCTTTTTTCTGCGCAGTTGTCGCAGCCGCTTTCTTTGCTGCCTTTGCTTGCTTTATTGTTGTTTGTCCAACTCCACTAATTGAGTATAATGGCATTTGTCTATCTGTTTTATATGTATATGGTTTGTGGTAATCAAATTTGCTGATAACCGGGTCAATCCATATTTCGTTAGGCGTTCCGGGATCTATGACCACAAAAACGTGCTGCGGTATTTTATCACTTCTATATGATACGAACCGATAAGCAAATGGTATGCGCAAATTTTGCAAAATACCGCCCGCCCAGCTTGCATAATGTTTGCAATCGCCGTGTCCAGTTGCAAGTATTGATGCTGGCGATTTAACACTTTGCGATTGACCGCTTTCAATCCGATATACTACATTTTTTCTTAAAAAGTTGTATATCTTTTCAGCTACGGCACGTTTATTTGGTCCAGTAAAAAAAGAACTAATTTTTGAATATTCCGGCGCATAATTTTTATGTGCCGTGATAATCGCATCAATAATATCGCCGGTGCTTTGGTCCTCTACAAGAACCTTTGTTTGGTTCTTAAACGGACTTAGCCGACCCATTAAGACGCTTGCATTCATTACAGAGTTCTCGTTTCGTTAACTGGATAAGTCACTCCATCAATGTTTGCCGTGCCGGTAAAATTAACACTTACTTTTTGTTGCTTTTGCTTTAACAAATTGAACAAAAATTGACCAACGCCGGCGGCTGATGGTCTTGCACTAAGTTTAATTACGCTTTCGCTATTTGGTTGAATGGTCTGCTCGCCAAATGCGCTAAGATTAGCAATGTATTGACCATTTGCACTTACCTCGCCCGATATACTTCTTACAATTGCTCGCTGGTTTGTTGGGTTTTGAATTGCAAGGTCAATCGTAATTGTTGGCGATGTGATACCACCACCAACGCGAACCCCCCTAAGTAAAAAAGATATTTTTCGGCTTAACTGGTAACGGCTTAAAAAATAAAGCGCAGCCGCACCGCCAATAAGTAAAAATACATTTCGCATTACGCTTTGCCGGCGTTTTGCGCTTGCTTTGGTCTTTTGTCTTTATGAAAGTACGAAAATTTACTTTATACCAACCAATTATGTTTTCCACAATTTTAGGTATGCTAAATTTTCGCAGCCATCTGTGCATCTATGTAGAGATGCACACGAATGGCTGCGAATATACATAATTTTTAGCAAAAAATGTGAATATCTGCCAAATTTTTATCCACAAATCATAAAATCATCTGCTTACACCTACATTTTTTCTTTTTGTACATAATAGGGCAAAAAAAACCCCAGTCGTGGAAACGACCGGGGGTTTACTTAACCAACCTGCTTATGAGAGTGCTAAATTAGCTGATTTTTGCCAAAATCGCTTTTAAGCCACTTACGGACCTCAAATTTGCCCGATTTTTGGTCGTATATGTTCATATACCACCCGCCGGACTTAGCGGCAAAATCGGCAAATTTTGCCAAATTTGTGATATTGCGGTATTTCCGGGGTCGGCGGTCCATCTTAGGACCAAAAAAAATCGTTGCCGAATAGCTTGTTTTGTTCATTTTTATTATATTTGCAAGGTAAGCAGATGACTGGCGGCTTGTCCGTAGGTCTTTTGTCCGCGCCGGTAGAGTTCACACTCCCGGCGCTTTTTTTTGCTTTAGAACGGCAAATCATCAACACTTTCATCGGTTTGTGTTCCAGTATGTGGTGCGATGGTTGTTTGGTGCGCTGGTTCACTTATGGGTTGCGGCACAACTTCATTAAGCAATAGGCGCAAATAAGCCATACCGCTTTTACTTTTGTTAATCCAACCCGAAATGCGGTACTCTTTAGAATTTATGATCATAGTGCCGGTGTAATCGGGTTGACCATCTTTCGTTTTGTTGTTCTTAAACAACGCCCCGGAATTGTTTTTTTGATTGTTCATAACATTGTTGTTCGGTTTCCGCCGTTCCCCGGTTAAGATTTTTTATTTTTTTTTATCGTTTCTTGTACTGGTTCGGTATAAGGTACTTGCTGCCACTTGCCGTTAAAGTTCATTAAAGCAATCGGGTCAAAATCATCACTACTTCTTAAATATTTTGGTTTCAAAATAAATTGACTTGTCTGCTTATTTTTTTCAATTAGTAAAGTGCTTTGTGCATAGCGGTCGGTGCTGCTGCCAAGATGCCCTAAAGTTTCGCCAGTTCCTTTTGATAGGTGCAATACCCCTAACATCAAAATGTTGTATTGCTTTGTAATCCTCTTAAACCATCCGGTTAATAGTTTGCTTTCAACTTCATCATTGATATTAAGACAAAGGTCCAGTAAGCCATCAATGCAAATGGCTGCACAATCAGGGTTAAGTTGCAAATACGTTTCAATCATTGCTTTTATCTCGCCCGGTCCATCTTCACGGAAATTGTAAGCATCAAATCTTTGCGGTAAGTTATTTACCATCGCAAAACTTTTTATCCGTTCAATACTTCGGTAAAAATCGTACGGACTGCTTTCCGTATCAAAATATGCAATCTTTTTACGCCCTACTGGTAACGCTAATTTTAATCCAAATATATCTTGGAAATCCGGCACAATAGCGGATGCCAGTATTGCGCTTGCATAGGTGCTTTTTGACGCTTTGGGTAAGCCGGATAGAACAACGTAATTTGATAACGTACCAATGACCTTACCTTGTACAAGGAAAACAACTTCCTCGCTTTTTGGTAAGGTCAATGGGTCGTATCGCCGGTCTTTTAATAGGTCGGTGTAAGTTGTTAGGTCTTTTGCCATTTGTGAGATTACTCGCTTTCTATTGCAACTGCATCGGGTTTAATATCATCCAGCATATCAATTAGTAACTTTGCTGCTTTGATTGCGGTATCAAATGGGTCAATATCTATTTCTTCGGACCTATGTAAATAATAGGGCAAAAGAGATAAGGCAAAGTGTTCTAATTTAGATAATCCGGGTACTGGTGCAATTACTCTGCCAAAATTATCTTGCGCGATTTGCGGCGGAAAAGCGGGGTTAAATTTACTGCTGCTCATTTTGTTGGTTTTTAAGGTTTATCAATTCGCGTTCTGCATTTTGTAAGTGGTCAATACGGCGAACAAGTGCCTCAAGGAACAATTCAATAACATCAACATCTTCAAACATACAAGCAAGACCAGCAACCAATTTTTCGTGTGGTCCTTTAATGCTTTCAATCAATCTTCCGTTTGTGTGAATTTTCATTGAAAATTCTGCACTTTTTTCAATTTGTCTTTTGTCCATTGTAAAAGGGTTTTTAAGTAAAAAAATAAATGAATAAGAAAATAGGTAAATACAAATATTGGTATGCAAACAAATAAAAAGTAAAGCAATTCAAATATGAATTTTATCACTTTCATTTTCTTGCCAGTAAATTTTTGATTGTGCGCTGGTACTGGTCAATGCTATCGTCAAGCATTTTGCGAGTTTCCCACTCTAAATTGAATGGGATAAGATTTTGGTCCAGTTCAATTCGTGTACCATCACGGAAAGTAACCTCAATCTTTACATCAACATTGTATAAATGTTTGCGAACAAATTGCAGCGTAATTACTTTGCAATGTAGCTGCTTAACGTGAGATTGTAAATCTTCACACATACGGCTTGAATTTAGGTTGTAAGTAAATCTTTTGTCAATACTAAAGTAGTACAAAATACTTGAAATAAAAAAGCCCCAATATTAAATGGGACTTAGCGGATAACGTAATTTATTGAAAATCAGCTTAAAAAAAGTTCTTTTTCAAGTTTTCTGCGGCGGACTAAACCTGGCAATTTTACACCTTTTGCAAAGACCCATCGGTCAAATTCTTTTGCCACAACTTGTTTATCTGCCTTGCTATTAAGCAATCTAAGCATTGTACTTTGAGCAAATGCCGTTGGTCCTACGTTATACACAAAACTTGTAAGTGCATCCAATTGCCTTACGTTAATCGGTACTTTTACTCTTTTCTTTACGCTTTCACGGACCTTTGCCGTATCTAATCTAAGCCAGCGTAATGCGGTTGCTTTGTCTATTTTATCGCCCAACTTTATACGCTGACCAGTATCGGGGTTTCTTATTGTACCATAACCAATCGTAGGAATGCCGGCGGGGTCAAGGTAAGCATCCAGCTTTTCGCCCTCAAATTCTTTAATTATTGCCTCTGCTTTCACTCGCTTAGATAATAAAAGTAACAACGCTAATGCGCCAATAATAATATATTGTTTTTTCACAATCCAGTTTTGTCATAATCTTTAGCGGCGGCAAGTCCAAGACCGCTTAAAATAGCCGTTATTCCCTCTGCTGGTTGTCCTTTAACAATCATTGCAATACCGGATAAAATTGCGCTTAATCCAAATAAGGTTGTTTTCCAGTTACGCGGTTTTTTTAGTTTCATTGCTTTGTTGTTTAATATAGTTAATTCCGTTGTAAAGTATTGTTGCAATACCTAATCCAATAAGAGTTGCGCGGTCTGCTTTACTTAGCTTGCTTTTACCGGCTGCATATATCATAAATGGACCGATAAAAAATACATCTGCTAATCTAACGGACTGCGGTTTCATCTTTTAAGAATTTAGCCACAAGCAAGTTAACACTACTTTCAAGCCGTGTTAGGCGTTCAATAACATCTTTATGGTCGCTGAATCTATCTTCAACGACTTTTATACGATGGTTTAGTACACCATATACCGAACCAGCGGTAAAAATGATACTAATTATGATCAATAGTGTCTGCTGCTCTATCATTTTCTTGTTTTGCTAATTCAGCAATTTTTTGATTTACTTCCTTTAATTTGTTTTTCAAATATTCAATGTTTGCAATCAAATCGTATGCTTGCGCTTTCAATTCCGTTAATTTGTCCATGATTTGTATTTTGATAAATTTTTATTTATTGTAATGGTATATCTTTCCAAGCGTCTTGTGCTAAATTATAGTAATAGGGATAATCACCCAAAACATTTTGCGTTTGTTCATCATGTGGGCTTAACACACATCGCCAATAACTTTCAGA